GGTAAACATGGCACCGGCAAATGTAAAGAAATGGATTGTAGCATCACATTCAGGTGCAGCAGTATGGGGAGATCTTACAGATGAAATCAAGGGCGAATTATCAGGAACTATTTCAGCACTAAATATCGAACTCCATATGCTGTCCGCATATCTGGTGATCCCGAAAGCCATCCGTGAACTTTCCATGGAATTTGTAGACCGGTATTTTATGGCAATCCTTTCAGAAGCAATGCAGGATGGTCTTGTAAAAGGTTATCTGGATGGAGATGGAAAGACTGGGCCGATCGGTATTTTCCGTCAGATCGGAACCACAAATGGCGATGGAACAAATAAAGCGAAGACCGTTTTAAATAACATCACCAAATTCAGCCCGAAAGGACTTGCAAATGTAAGAAAAACCCTTACAAATAACGGAAAACGTGTTGTTACCAAACTGTATCTGATTTGTAACCCGGCAGATGAAGCGGAATATGTAGATCCGTGCATGTTTGGAGAAGCACTTACTGGTGGATATGTCAATAAAACATTCATTGATATTGAAAAGATCCCGGATGCTAACTGCCCGCAGGGTAAAGCAGCATTTACCATTGATGGATATTACACAATGGGTGCGACGGGTGTGAGAGTAACAGAATATGATCAGACAAAAGCGATGGAAAATGCGGATCTGATCATTGCGAACTGCTTTGCGAATGGACGAGCTGTTGATGATAATGTTGCAGTTATCTTCGATGTCACAAAACTTGAAGAGTATGTAATTAACGTACATCAGACATCTACTGCATCCGTTTAGTAAGAGTGAGGGCAGAGTATGAACGAAAATGAACTATCCATTCTTGTTGATGAGATGAGAGAAGAGTTCCAGATTCCTCCATACTGCGATGACAGACAGCTGAGAAATCTTGCAAAAGAAGGTGAACATGCAGTCGGGAGATTGAATCCTGGCTGTAGTATCACCAAAGATTTGACGTATCGAATGCTAATGAAGAATTATATGTATTATTCTTATCACCACCGAGTAAGTGAGTTTTTTGAGAATTATGCAAGTGTGATCCTGACTTGGCAGATGGAGACGGAGGTGGACGTAAATGGCACTGCCTGAATACACTGACGGAGTATTTGAACTGTATTGCATCGAAAATGATGAGTCGGAAGATTATCCGGAAGAAAAGCTCCGTGATACCGGAATGCGCTTTTGGTATCGTGAGCTTGCGGTATATGACACCACCAGAGCAAAGCTATCCGCTGACAGCATTGAAGTGACGCTAAAACTCGCTATTCCACAGTATAAGCAGATTAACAGTAAATGTGTCTGTATTATTGATGGAGAACAACACGAGATCTACAATGTGGCGCACGTCACTACAAAAGATGGATTTAGAGAGTCGGAACTGACTTTAAAAACACCAGCGCATGATCGTGAGGTGATCGCATGACACAAAAAGAATTGAGTAAGCTCTTACATGACATCGACTGTCCGGTTAATGAGGGAGTCAGCAGTCTCAAAAATGAAAAGGTATTTCCGAGAATTGATTACTGGGAGATTATGTGGGAAGACACAATGGCATCCGGTGACGATTATGAGAATGAGATTACATGGCAGATTAGTTTTTATGCTAGAAAGCCACGCAATCCGAAACTGATTGCATTGAAAAACCGTCTGAATGAGCTTGGCTACCATCCGACCATTGCTCACGAATACGTGACAGAAGACCGTGTATGGCATTCTTACTTCTCAATTACAACTGATGGAGTGATTGGATGAGCAGCGGGATAACCTTTGACAGTGGAGGGTTTGAAGACTTCGAGGAACTGTTGAAACAGTATTCCGAGAACGTAAGACCGGACAAAACACTTGACGCAGTGGAAGAGGGGGCAAAGGAGTTTGTGAATGACCTTCTGAGACTCCCAAAACCACGAAGTCAGATCACCAAAGCGGGGTACACGCATATCGTGAGTACATTCGCACTGGAAAGAACTGACAGCGGAATTAAGGTTGGATGGGGCAAGTATTACGGTCCAATGCTTGAGCATGGAACCAGGAAGATGGCAGCAAGGGCACACTTGAAGCCACTCTTTGAAAGAAACAAGGAAAAATACTACAAGAAGATGACAGAGAGCATCTTCGGTTAGGAGGTTAACTAATGCCTATTAATACAAAAAAACCGGCTATGAAACAGACAGTCGGTGCACAGTATATGTGTTTTGCTGATGCAACAGAGGGCAAAGAGTACGATGGCACTTACGAGGCTGATGTTGAGAAGACAGAAGTCGTTAAGAGCGTAAAGGTAACTGAGAACTCTGAGACAAGTGATGTGTATGCATCCGGAAAAATCTATGATTCAGATTCGCCGATGTCCAGTATCGACATCGAGGTATCTGTGATTGCATTCCCGGACGATACAATATCCAAAATGCGCGGAGAGACAAAAGGAACAGGCGGACTTATCCTCGCTGGCGGAAAGAGCGAAAGACCAATCTTTGCTTATGGAAAGGTTGTAAAACTGAAAAACGGAAAATCTCGTTATGAGTGGTTTCCAAAATGCAAGCTTGTTGAGAACTCCGATGATATTGCAACATCTGAGGAAAAAGCAAGTGAGCAGACAGACACGATTAAGATCAGGGCATATCCGTTTGATGCAGAAGGAAACATCGTGAGCAAGGTCACAGAGTCCACGGCACCGGCAGGACTTACAGAAGAGAAGTTCTTCGCAAAACCGATTCTGACGGATGCAGACCTTACAACAGCAGTAGGAGCGTGAAAGGAATAAAGTGGCACATGAATGCAGGTAAAATTATAAAGCTTACAGACGGGACAACCATTGAAGCGAAAATGAATTTTGGAACAATCTTTTATCTTGATCAGATAGGTGGTTCAAAGCTTGGACGGAGAATAGACAAACTTGAAAAGAGCGGAAAAGCAACAGACAGCGACAAGATGAATTTTGCAGCGAAGCTTATCTATGCAATGGTAAGAAGCAATGGGAGAAAAGTGACATTTGATGAAGCACTTCAGCTTGTGCCACCGGATCCGACAGAACTTCTTGAAGTTGTAGAGGCTTATCAGAAAGAAGTTGACAAAATTAAAAAAAAAGAGGAATCGAAAGCGCAGATGAAAGCATTCAGCTCGAGATAAATTGGGCTGAATATATGGTTGATGCGAGAGAGATGGGAATGACAGAGGACGAGTTCTTCCACTCATGTCCCGTCTTTTTTTGCGAACAATATGAGATATTCCGTGAGAAGAAAGCGAGGGAGGTGAGGACGTTATATGGCAGATGAACTGAAGAGAGTTGGATTAGTGTTTAAGGCAGATGGTGCAGCAGACTTTCAAAAGACGATGCAGCAGGTAAATACAGCCGTTCAGGAAAATAGTAATTCGTTTAAACTTGCAAAAGCGGCATGGGATGACAGCACTACTGCAGTTGAAAAGTTAAAAGACCGTCAGGAATATCTGGCAAAACAGACGGACGTTTATTCTGATAAAGTGGAAATTCTGAAGCGTGAGCTTGAAGAAATGGAATCTGCAGAAAACAGAAATGAGGATGCAATCCGAAAGAAGCAGAATCAGCTTACAAGCGCACAGATTAGTTTAACAAAATATCAGAAAGGCCTTGCTGAAGTAACAGAAGAACTTGAGAGCGGAGCAGCAGAAAGTAAGGAACAAATTAGGAAATTATCTGATGAAATTGCAGAGTCTACAGATAAAATTAAGGCAAATGAGATTGAAATCGAAGCTCTTAAAGCGAAATATGACGATCATACAAAGTCGATTGTAAAATATAAAGATGAACAGAAGTATCTTTTAAATCAAACAGAGAATTACGAAAGAATACTTGAATCATTAAAAAAACAATTGGATATTCTTGAATCTGCTGAAAATAAAGATGAAAAAGCAATTCAGGACAAAAAGAATGAGATAAATGAAACTACTACAAAACTTAATGGTTACAAAAGTAAACTGGAAGATGTTGAGAAAAAGCTGAAAAGCGGAGCAGCTGCAACGGAAGGCTATGCTGAAAAAGTACAGGATTTTGGAAATAAAGCAAAAGAGACAGGGGATAAGTTTAGCGGAATATCAGCGGCGGCAGCAGGCATAGTAGCGGCAACAGCAGCTACAGTACCTGCAACGGCAGAATATCGTAAAATTATGGGATCCCTTGAGGTATCGAGCCAAAATGCAGGGTACACAGCAGAACAAACAGCGGAAAGTTACAGGACCTTATATGGTGTGCTTGCAGATGATCAGACAGCTGCAACAACTACGGCCAATCTTCAGGCGCTGGGCTTATCACAAGAAGAATTAAATACGGTAATTGAGGGGACGATTGGTGCATGGGCAACTTACGGGGATAGTATTCCTATTGATGGACTTGCAGAATCAATCAATGAGACTGTGAAAACAAGTACTGTTACTGGGACTTTTGCGGATATGCTCAATTGGGCGGGAACCTCGGAGGACGCATTTAATGAAAAGCTTGCAGCTTGTGGAAGCGAAAGTGAGAGAGTAAACCTGGTCATGCAGGAAATGGCGAATCAGGGTCTCGTAGATGCAGGAAAAAAATGGCAGGAAAACAATAAGAACTTGGTAGACGGAAATAAGGCAACAGCAGATTTCCAACAGGCAACCGCTGAGCTTGCGGATACAGTTGCACCGCTGATTACCAAAATTACGGAATTGATTGCAGGATTGATTGAAGAGTTTAATCAGCTCTCCCCGGAAGGACAGAGATTGATTGCCGGATGTGTATTGGTAGTGGCAGCAATAGCTCCAATTCTTTCGGGAATCGGGAATATTGCGATGGGAATACAAACATTGATTCCGTTGATTTCAAATCTATGGACCGTGCTTGGACCAATGGGAATTGTCGTGATAATTGGTTTGATTATCCTTTTATATAATAAATGTGAATGGTTTAGAAATGGAGTTAATGCACTATTTGGCGGCATTGCAGATTTTATTAAAGGTGTAATTAATAAAATCAAGGGATTTTTCAACTTTGAATGGAAACTTCCGAAAATCAAGCTCCCACACTTCAAGGCAAGCGGATCATGGTCGCTTGTTCCACCAAAAGTTCCAAAGTTTTCGGTTGACTGGTACGCAAACGGCGGTATCTTGAACAGCCCAACTATTTTCGGAATGAACGGAGACAGAATGATGGGCGGTGGCGAAGCCGGAGCGGAGGCAGTTCTTCCAATCGACTTACTAAAGACTTATATCCGTGATGAGATGCAGTCCAATAATACTGTACTTGCTCAGTTGATTGCTGAAGCTTTGTCGGAATTGACATTTGTCATTGAGAATAACATTTCACTCGGAGACAAAAAGCTTGCTGATGTACTAGTAGATGCCATCATCAAAAAGCTGTCCTCTAGCGTTAAATGGAAGAAAGGAGCTGTCGGAGTATGATGGACGTAGAATACAATGGAATCCTTGCATCAAGCTTAGGAATCTATGCGAAAAATATTCCTGACATTCCGGCAGCTGTCCGAAAAGAAAAGACAGTGGATATTCCTGGCATGGACGGAACGCTGATTCTGTTGGAGGGAGGCTATGAATCCACAGAAATCAAAGTGGATTTTAACTTTATTGGAGATTCTGACCGATGGGATGAACGTTTCGGACTTGCAAAAAAATGGCTGTCAAAAAGAGGTGGATTGCTCCGGTTTGGCTGTGATCCGGAGCATTACTACAAGATTTTGAAAGTTGAAGTGGACGATGGGAAGCGTACTACGGAAAGAGTTGGTAATTTTACAGCTACTTTCCTAACCAAAGATGGACTTAGGTATCTCGAAAGCGGACTCGGAGAAATGCCTGCGAGTGATGTGGTAGACAATCCTTATGAGATTGCCTATCCAATCTATAAGATTACTGGCGAGGGCGAATGCACTCTTGTCGTCAATGATGGAAAAATGGTGGCAAATATAGGGCAAAACCTAACCATTGACACAGGACGGAAGCTTGCATACAGAGAAGACGGAACACTTAGTAATACGTCTGTGACTGGTGATTACGATAACCTCATTTTGATTGAGGGGAGAAATAAAATCGAAATTACGGACGGATTTGAACTGAAAGTAATTCCGAATTGGAGGCGTTTATAGTGATTCAGATTTATAGTGCCGAAAATAAAGATTATGATCACAATGGAGATATGACACTTCTTCCGGAAGAATGTTCTGTTCATGTGGTACTGAATGGCGAATGGACAGCCACATTAGAGCATCCGATTGATGATGAGGGCAGATGGAAATATATCAATGACAATGCAGTTGTTAAGATGCCATCATTCAATGGCGAACAGTTGTTCCGTATTAAAAATAAAGAAAAAAGAGATTCAGGAGTGAGTGCAGAGCTTACTCCTATCTTTTTGGATGCAAAAGAGGATTGCTTTTTATTGGACGTAAGACCAACCGAGAAGAATGGACAAGATGCATTGGACATCATGACCGCTCCGAACAAGATGTATTCAGCAAAGTCGGATATCAAAAAGTTATCTACAGCGTATTATCAGACAAAAAATCTGATTGAAGCCATCAATGGAAATGATGAGAACTCATTTATCAATAGATGGGGTGGCGAAATCCTCTACAATAACTATCAGATCACGATAGATGATCATGTCGGTGGTGATTATGGAGTGCAAGTCCTCTACGGCAAGAATATCGTCAAGGACGGATTTTCCGAAACGATCGACATGACGGAAGTTGCTACGAGAATCATTCCGAAGTCATACAACGGATATATGATTGCCGGAGACGCACCTTGGATAGATTCGCCACTGATTGAAAAATATCCAACAGCGCATTACAAAGTCATGTCTTTTGAGGATGTGAAAATGCGTGCAGATGCCTCAGAGGACGATGAGACAAACGGAACAATCATTTGCGATACGCAGGAACAGCTCGAAGGAGCGCTCAGAAAGAAATGTGAAGAACAGTATGCTACAGGTGTCGACAAGCCGAAGATTACGATCAAAGCAGACATGGAGCTTTTGCAGAACACGGAACTGTACGAGGACGTGAAAGAGTTGGAAGCTGTATCACTTGGAGATACCGTCCACTGTAAACACTCTAAGCTCGGAATCGTATCTGATGCAAGAGTCATCGAATTGGAATGGGATGCTGTAAGGAATAAGCTTACTTCGGTCACCCTGGGAAAATTCCAGTACAATTTTTTAAATAACGTATCGTCCATCATGAATAGAGTTGAACAGGCTATCCGCTCAGATGGTAGTCTTATTGGACAGCAAGTGCAAGGTACGATCAATGGAGTTAAGGCACAGCTTAGAGCACAGTCATCCATTGCAAAAAAGCAGACGGTCCGTGCGGTACTGTTTGAGGATTTGGATCCTGACTCCCCAACATTTGGAGCAATGTGCTTAGGCACGCTCGGATTTGAGATTGCATCAGAGCGTACGGCTGATGGAAGAGATTGGAAGTGGAGTACATTCGGAACAGGTCAAGGATTCTTTGCGGATTTTATTGTGGCCGGAACAATGCTTGCTGACCGTATCAAAGGCGGAACGTTGGAATTAGGCGGTGCTGGAAATGGTAATGGAGTTGCAAAAGTGCTTAATGCTGACGGAAATGAGATTGTGCGATTAGACAAGGATGGTGTGTACGCAAAAGGTAAATATGTCTGCGCCAATACGGATGGGAGTCAGACGGCTACCCTTTCAAACGGAAATTTAACGTTCAAGACCGAATCTTACGAGGTTGTCATCCGTGCTGGTGCGATCGGTGGATTGACAGGACTTATGATCTATCCAGAGCAAGGTGCTGTTAGAACAAAATTCCTCTCTATTGGAGATAAATTATCTGCAAGGTTTGACAATATATCGCTTTTGGCTTCGGGAAAAACAACCATCGGTGGAGCATCTCTTGAGGTGCAACGTGACGGAAAAGGATATTCCGGCAAGACCGGAAAAGCTGTCTTTTCTGACGGAACTTACCTCGAATACGTCAATGGATTTTTGGTTGGTGGAAATACGAAAGAAGGTGGCTTTTAATGGCTTGGATCATCGGAAATTACGCTCTATCACAAGAGCAGATGAATGCAAATGCGTTGGAAGTGTATAAATACCTCTCAGCAAGAGGATGGTCGCTAAATGCAATTGCTGGATTGCTTGGCAATATGCAGAGTGAGTCCTATGTCAATCCTGGAGTGTGGCAGAGTTTACAAGCGAACAACTATTCGGGTGGGTTTGGTCTTGTGCAGTGGACTCCTGCCACGAATTATACGGACTGGGCGCGCCAGAACGGATATGATATTGCAGATCCGAACGGTCAGCTGTATTGGATTGACGCCTTGTCGGAGTCGACAGGACAGTGGATTCCAACAAGCGCTTACAATATGTCGTGGAGCGCATTTAAAAAGTCAGGATCCTCGCCGGAAGACCTCGCCAGTGCATTCCTCAAAAATTTTGAACGCGCCGGAGTAGAGGTTGAGTCCAACAGACGGTCACAGGCTCGGAGTTATTTTAATTTACTCGGTCAGTACGGTAAAAATGCCAAAGCTGTAGAGTCTGCAGTTCAATGGGCGATTGGAATTGCAAATGATAATAGTCACGGATACGATCAAAGGAGTCGCTGGGGTCCAGACTATGACTGCTCCTCGTTACTGATCACTGCCTATCAGCAAGCCGGAATCAAGGTTAAGGATGCCGGTGCGACATATACCGGAAATATGTACTCTGCATTTTTAGCGTGTGGATTTGAGGATGTGACAGGATTTGTCAATCTGTCAAATGGTAGCGGAATAAAGCGAGGAGATATCTTGCTAAACACCGCTAGTCACACTGCTATGTCGATTGGCAATGGTCAAGTAGTACAGGCGAGCCAGAATGAGCTTGGCGGTGCTACGGGAGGTCAGAGTGGTGACCAAACAGGACGAGAAATATGGTGCACGAATTATTATAATTTCCCTTGGAATTACGTGCTTAGATTGTCACACAGCGAATCAGGTGGATCGTCTGGCGGAGCATCAGCGTATATCGTCAAATGGATTCCAGGGTAGAAAGGATAAACTATGAATACAATTAAAAGGGATGTGTATGTGTTAAAAAATACCATCAAAATTCCGATTGAAATCACGCAAGGCACTGACATGATCGGAATCGAATTTACGGTCAGGGATTTTACGATTCCGGCAACGGCAGCAGTTGTGGCTTATGCAAATCACAAAAGCATGAGCAGACCTAATTCCGTTCTGTGCGAACTAGCTGATAATGTGATTGCGTTTTCCCCGAGTTCAGGTTTTTTTGCTGTCGGAATGAATGAGTTGCAGATCAGGATCATTAATGAAGACAAGACACTAGTATCTTTTGCAGAAAAAGTAAAATGCTCTGGATCTGCTGGATTTCCAGACGATGAGGAAGAAGGCAAACAGACTCTTGTCGAGCAGGCGGTCACGGCAGTAAGCAAAGAATCTGGCGAAAGAAAAACCGCTGATGAGAATGAAAAAGCACAGCGTATTGCAGGCGATCAAGAAGAAAGAGATGCAAGGATTGAAGCAATCAATCTCGAAAAGAGTGAAAGAGATAAAGCGATTGAGGCAGAGAAAAACGCAAGAATCAAGGCAGATGATGAAATCAAAGCGAATCGCGCAAAAACTCTCGATGCGGTAAAAACCACTACAAAAGAGGGTACATTTGTCGATGCCTTAGCAGTTAAAGAACTGAGCGAAAAGATGGACGGTATAGACGTAAAGACGGAGAATCTTGGAAAGAAGATTGCTATATTTGTAGACTCAGTTGTAAAAGGTTCAGTTAGCTTTAACACATCGGACTACTTAAAAGATGGAGTCAAATACGCTTTTACCGTAACCGTGTCCTCGGCTGTTAACGATACATCTTGTGCGCAGGAAATAAGCTGCAAGCTTAATAATACGCTGATTGGCCAGAATGGTAATTACTGTAAATTATCATCTACATTTTGCGGACGATGCTCAAAAGGAGACACAATCCTTGTTACGTCATACAAAAATGGCGGGGAGTGGAGCATGTTTAACACGAGACTGATTTTTGTTCCGGTAGATTAGGAGGTGATGGAAAATGGCGGAAATCAATTATATCGAAATTAATGCGGAAAATCGCAGTATTACGATTCCACAAAGTGAAAAACTACTTGGAGTCGAAAATGACAGCAAGGCAATCCGAAAGTACTTCCGATGTCCGAAAATTGTCGGAGATGGAATTGACCTCACAAAATCCGATGTGCATATCAACATCCAGAATGCATCAAATAAGGTATCCGGAAAAGACAGATACAATGCCGAGAATTTAAAGGTGTCTGGCGAAAATGTAACTTTTGAGTGGAGTCCTCTGCGGAAAGCTACATCACACAAAGGCACTGTCAGATTTAGCGTGTGCGTGACTGAAGAAGGTACAGACAGAGAATGGAATACCACGATCGCGACCTTGAACGTGTTAGAAGGCGAAGAACTTTTTACAGAAAAAGAGCGCGAAGAAAGAGGCTCTGACTTTGCCGGAATCCTTACTGCGGACGCAACCGCGGATGCAGACAGCATTGAACTCGGAAAGAGCGCCTATGTGAATGGAAAGAAAATCGATGGAACACTGACAAGCAAAAACGAACTGTCTGTGAACGTCACAAAGACGGAGCTTGCATTTAAACAGTCACTTGCTCCTGGAACCGGAGCCGTTTACACTCCGGTAGTTAAACACACCGGCACGATCAAGTTAGCCAACCAGAATAATCCGGTACTACTCAAAGGCAATGTCGAAAAGACTTTCAGTTGTGACGAGGATATCTCTAATTATGGAAATGCCGGAAGTGGTGATGTGAGAGTTGGCAAGACGTTCACTTCTGAAGCTGGTGTAAAAGAGACCGGAACACTGGTAGTCAGCGAGGTCAAGTACGGAACAATAACCGGAAAAGGAATGAACAGCTTGGCAATCACAACGGGACTTAGTGATGTAACGAGATTTGTGCTGGCGAGAAAATTTCCGAGCAGTAATGCTAAACACGGAATCTTATCGTTGGTGTATAAGGACGGAAAATTAAGCGGAATAGCTGGATTTATCGGAGTTGGCTACAACTCGGTGGATAACCACAGTATCGGTACAGTTGCAATAAATAAAGGAACCATAACTTACACGCCAAAAACCGATGAAGAAATGTCCGCTCTTACAGAGGGTGACACCTACGACTGGATTGCGATTGGAGAATAAAAGAATAGGAGAATCAACATGAAAAGAAAAAGAAGAAAATTAGCAGCTATCATCTGCGCACTCACACTGGCTCTTTCCAGTGCCGTACCGGTGTCGGCTTGTACGCCACCACTTAAACCACCGTCTGTCGAAATCCCAGATATTACTTTTCAGCCAGATGATGCTCTGAAAGAAGCTATCAGCAATGCTGCGAAAAACTGGATTGAGAAATGCATCCTCGCTACTCCGACAGTGGAGTATGCATCGTATTACAAGAGTGTATCAAGGTATTTTAATTATGCTTATGTGGCAGTCAAGTGGTCAGAAGTCGAAAATGCAACGTATTACAAAGTGCGTATCACAAAACCTGACGGAACGTGGAAAGAATACGATACGACCTATACAGCATTTTACAGCACCAATTACACGGATGATTTTATTGTAGATAGTATGGACGGAGCTACGGTAAGAGTCAGAGCCTATGGCGATAACGATACATTCGGCTGTTGGTCAGATGATACTAATATTGCGAGATTTGGATATTAGGAGGAGATAGCATGATAAGAGGCAGAAGTAGAGGAGCAGTAGTATGAACAATATCGTATCTGTAAAATTAGATTCCAGATATGCATCCACGCTGGGGGTATGGCAGTATGATTACGGTCAGGTGCTCCGGATCACAGGTCCGGAACTTCCACCGGCAGTAGAAGTGCAGTTTTCGCTGACCGAGAAATCAGGAGAGACATTATCCAGAGTCGGCACGACAGTGGATGGAGTTACAGAAGTAAAGATTCCGGATGAATTACTGACACACAGTGCGACAAGTAATTACCGGATTTATGCTTATATCTATCTGACAGATGAGACTTCCGGGAACACCAAATATGAAATTACAATCCCGGTCAGGGTACGTAGTAAGCCAACCTCTCCGGCAGAAGATCCAGAGACGGATCCAGATCTTTTTAGAGAGACGGTAGTAGCGGTCAATGCATCTGCTGAACGAGCGAAGATGGCAGAGCAGAATGCAAAGGAAAGTGCGACAGAAGCCGGTAAGTATGCTGCTAGTGCATCGGATAGTGCAGTTACAGCAGAAAAGACCAAGGAAGATGCTCTTAGGAAAGTCGGAGAGAAAAAGCAGGAAGCAATCGAAGCTATCCAGAATCAGGAAGAGACCTCTGTAGGCAAGATTACTACTCACACTGATGACGAGATCCAACGGATTCAAAATCAGGCTGCAGAGTCCAAGGGAGAACTCGAACAGACCATTATAAATGCTGGTGTTTCCAAGGAAGAACTGGATGAGTCTATGCATACTGCTAGTGACACTAAGACAGCACTGGACAAGTCGGTGGAGCTGGCCGGAACTGCAAAGACAGAGTTGGATACGCCCATCCGGGAAGCAGGAACTGCCAAGACTGCATTAGATGAGTCTACAGAGACGGCAGGAACGGTTCAGGAGACTCTGAGTGCGACTGTGAAACAAGCGGGTGCATTGGACACTTCTCTTGGTGAGAATATTGAAACTGGGACACAGCTCAAGACAGACCTTGTAGCATCTGGCGAGAAAGCAGTCCAAGATATTCAGACAGCTGGAAGTGAACAGCTGGGTAAGATGCAGGCAGTAGCAGAAGCGTTCACAGCCGATCGGGAGCAGATTGCGACCAATAAAGAGGATATTGGTTCGCTAAAGGAAGATTTAGTTAACTAGATGAATCGGAAAATTTATTTGCAAAAAAAAACACCAAATAATTAAAATTTGTTACAATCAAAAGCGTAAAGAAAATTTTATGATATAATATATCTAAAATTAAATATGGAACAATAAAAAGCGGAGCCGAACTCCAGCCTACCAAGCAAAAAAGTTCGACTCCTACACCACAAAGGGTATGGGCATATTATAGCATATATCCCTCCCTTTGTGTACACAAAATGGAGGGCTTTTTATGCGCGAACGATTTGTGAACGAATTTCTGATCAAGATCGAAGGGAAAATTTCTGATGATGATCTGAAGATTGTGTACCAGCAGTTAACCATATTCGTAGGAGAGTATGAGATTTCTCCGAGAAATACAGAAGTGGTATTGTATGAGGGATATCTTCCGGAATGCTATAAGATTTTCTTTGTTACCAGGAAAATTGAAGGAATGAGTATGAAGTCGTTGGAATTGTATAATATGGTTCTGAGAGATTTCTTTTACCAGGTTAATAAGCCGTTTGAAGAAATTACAACCAATGATATCCGGTTATACCTGTACAATACACAGCAGACAAGAAAGATATGCAATTCCACACTGGATGGAAGAAGAACGATAATACATGTATTCTGTGAATGGGCGGCCAACGAAGGGTACATAGGAAGCAATCCATGCAGAAATATACGGCCAATCAAATATGAAAGACCGAAGAGAAAGCCACTTACCGGAATTGAGTTAGAAATGGTGAGAAATGCATGTAAGACGCTGAAGGACAAGGCTATAATAGAAATGTTCTACAGCACAGGGTGCCGAGTGACAGAACTGGAACGGTTAAACATAGAAGATGTAGATTTTGTAAGAAAAGAAGTATCTCTCTTTGGGAAGGGGGACAAACATAGAACCTCTTATTTGAACGCAAAAGCAGAGCTTGCACTTAGAAACTACTTGGCATCAAGGGACGACAATAATCCGGCGCTGTTTGTGTCCGATCGTCGGCCACATGGTCGTATGAAGAAAGAAGCTATAGAAAAGAGAGTAAGAAAATTAGGAGAAGCTTCAGGAATTGGAAGAAGGATGTATCCGCATCTGATCCGGCACACGACAGCAACAGACGGATTGGAAAGAGGAATGCCAGTAGAAGAGGTGCAGCAGATTCTGGGACATGTTAATATCGGAACTACCATGATTTACGCAGAAGTTTGTAAGGAAAATGTAAAAAATAGTCATAGAAAATGTATTGTGTAAGAGCGGGATGACCGCTCTTATTTTATATTCCCGTCCGGTTTGTCCGGGGAATGGAGTGGTAATAATGAGAGAGATTAGAGCAAGACCTTAACGGGTCTTATTTTATTACATAGAATAAGAAAGAGAGATAGATGCAGTGAAAGAATTTTTGATGCAGACATATACGCTGATTCTTCCTATTGTGTTAGGTTATATCATCTGGCTATTGAAGAACCAGAAGCATTACAGAGATGCAAACAGCAAGGGAACGATGATTCTCTTAAAAGTAAAATTGTTTGAGTACCATGATAAATATATGGAACTTGGTTCTATCCCACCTTACGCATTTGAAAATTTTTGTGATATGTACGAATCGTATCACGAATTAGGCGGGAACGGAACTGGAACAAAGATGTATGAAGAGATTAAAGACCTTCATCTAAACAAGAAAAAAGGAGATTGATATTATGGAACAGATTATGAATTATGTAAAACCAGAGCTTGTTGTCGTGGCAGTTGTCCTGTATTTTATCGGAATCGGACTAAAAAAATCTGAAACCGTAGCGGACAAATACATTCCGGCAATCCTTGGAGTTGTTGGAGTTGTAATTTGCGGAATCTATGTTGTTGCAACTTGCGACCTTAAAGGTACACAAAATATCGCAATGGCAATTTTCACAGCAATTGTTCAGGGCATTCTGGTTGCGGGACTTAGTAATTATGTAAACCAGGTGTTTAAACAGTTAAATAAAGCTGAGTAGACAGCACAAAGACGGAAAGGAGAGATACTATGGCACATTTATTTATTATTGCTGGTCATGGCGCCGGTGATTGCGGAGCGATAGGATACGGATATACGGAGGCAGAGCGTGTACGTGCGCTCGCTTCCAGATTACAAGCATTAGGCGGTGGAAATGTCACGATCGCTGACATGAACCGAAACTGGTACGCAGACAATGGAATCATGAGTCTTAATATTCCGAAAGATTGGCAGATTCTGGAATTACACATGGACAGCGCAGGAGCTTCGGCAAAGGGCGGTCATGTAATTATTGAGGAGGGCTATAGTCCAGACCAGTACGATACGGCACTGGCAAGCTTTATCGGCTCGTTTTTTCCGGGACGTGCAAAAAATATCATTCCAAGAAGTGACCTTGCAAATCCGTGGAGAGCAGCACAGAGGGGCTACAGCTACAGACTTCTGGAAAATGGCTTTATCACAAATTCTGGCGATCTGAATAAATTCAACGGTCAGATGGATGATCTGGCAAGAGGCATCCTTAATGCATTCGGTATCGCTACGGCATCTCCTACAAAAGAGGATTCTGACGGTAAGGTAACATCTGGTGGAACATCTCAGGATTCCGTACAGCATTACGGTAAGGTATCCTACCAGTCACATATCCGTGACATCGGCTGGGCGTGCTGGCAGTCTGATGGTCGTATGTCAGGAACAACAGGACAGAACCGGAGAATCGAAGCGTTCCGACTTATTCCTGTCGGAGAAACAGACGTAGTAGTGCATATCAAGGATGTAGGCGATAAGGAATACAAGAATATCTCCAAAGACACAATCCTTGGCACCACAGGACAGAACAAGCGTATCGAAGCAATCAAGATTACCGGCAAGGATACGCCGTACATCTACAGAGTCCACCAGAAAAACATCGGATGGACAGATTGGACATTCAACGGAAACTGGGCGGGCACAAAAGGAAAAGGGCTGCAGATTGAAGCGATCGAGATCATGGCTGCTAAATTCCTTGTCAATCCACACGTCCAGAATAGAGGCTGGTTAGGAGAGAGAGCTTGCGAGAATATCATTGGCATCACGGGTCACAATCTCAGACTGGAAGCTTTTAAAATCAATCCGTTGAACTCCGAAATCAAGGCAAAGGCGCACATTGAGGGTATCGGCTGGAAAGATTATGGTCAAATTGACAAAAATACTGTAATCGGAACTGTAGGGGAAAATAAAAGAATTGAATGTTTATGTTTCAAAGGTGATTTTGAATACAGAGTACATATCCAGGACAGCGGCTGGACTGATTGGACAAAAGCTGATGGGGTAGCAACACTCGGAACTGTGGGACAGGCACTAAGAATTGAGGCGATTCAGTTTAGATAGTTTCGTAACATCTTATAGCATTTTCTGGTTAATTAAAGAGGGCGTTAGTGACACATTAGCGACAAAAAGTGCCACAAATGGCGTAAATATGTTGTGCTCAATTATCATTCTTTTAAAATAAGAAGAAATAACTTTATCGGTTGTGGCAAAATGGTTGACCCAATGGGGTTCTAAAGCACTTGGTGATCAGGGGTATTCTCCGTCGGAAATCCTCCGCTATTATTACGGAGATGATATTTACATCAATACCGCTGAAGAAATTTCAGGCATTCCGTCTTCATGGCCAGGGTATACCCTTTCACAGGGCTCTTCTGGTACAAAAGTCCGGCAAATGCAGGAACAGCTAAATGTCATTGCCGGTGCATACCCGGCAATTCCGAAAATCACAGTTGACGGTATTTATGGTCCGGCAACAGCATCGTCCGTCAGAAAATTCCAGTCGGTGTTCGGGCTTCCGGTAACCGGAACTGTTGATTACCGTACATGGTATAAAATTTCCGAAATTTATGTAGGTGTATCCAGAATTGCAGAATTGTCCTGACTTGGATTTTATATTATGATCTAAGGTTTCTCCCAAAGTCTGCTTTTATGCAAAGAATACCAAATGTGTCATGCTTCAGTTTAAAATGTTTCATACTCATCTGGTGCAGATTACTGCAAAATAAAAAATGCTAAAATTAACAAAACCTCCCAGTGTAATCTGAATTTATTCTCCATATACTAGGAGCGTAACACAAAACAAAATGTTACAAAAAAGGAGGAAATGAATATGGCAAGTCGTTCATCAAACAGAGCAGCCGTGCCAGAAGCAAAAGGTGCACTGGACAAATTTAAATACGAGGTTGCAAGTGAACTGGGAGTACCGTTATCAGACGGGTACAACGGAGACTTAACTTCAAGACAGAACGGATCTGTCGGAGGTTATATGGTCAAGAAAATGATCGAAGAACAGGAAAAACAGATGTCCGGTCGATAG